ATGCATGGCCTATCGGCCGGCGACATCGCGCTCTTTCTCGGACGCACGCGGAAGAGCGCCTTATCGCTCTGCCAGAAAGCGCCCTACCCGCCGCGTGCCTCGATGACGCTCGCCGAGCGCCAGGCTGCGCTCGACGAGCTGCGGCTCGTCCGCGCAGCTGAGAGCGGCGAGTTCGTCGACGGCGGCATGCTGCCCGATAGGGTGTTCACGCCGAGACCGCTGAACGGGAATCAGACGATAGGCTCACGCACTGATCAGAGGCTATCAGTTGGGTGATGATAGAAGGAAATGGGGACGTGCCGAAGCCGAAAAGGCAGACCTGATCGCGGGTGGGTGAATGTCGAGACCAGAGCGAGCGGATTTCGTTCACATTGAACGGTAGACGCGTGGGGAAAGGCTTCCACAAAATGCTTCCGCCACGTCTCCATGACCGCCTTGGTGTTGGCGACCTTTACGTATACCACTAGTCCGCCAGCATCCTGGCCGGGCACACCAGTCGAATACCGATCGATGATTTGCTTGGTGCCCTTCTCTAGCCAACCGTAACGCGAGTGGATCTTGGCTTCAGCGGCCCATAAGAAGTTGTCGCGGTCGCGCACAACGATATCACAATGTCCACCAATATCTTCGTCATGTGTAGCTCGAAAACCCATCATTTTTAAGCTACTTACAACATCGATCGTAATGCCGTCTTCGTCTCGATCTTTCCTGTGATGGGGTGTTTCGCCGAATTCAATAGCGATATGGTCTATCGCGTCTTCAACAAGCCTGGCTCGCTGCTCATTCGTCTCGGCGAACATCAGTCCAATACGTATACGATTGGGTTCGGAGTCACCGGCGAGCGCCTGTATCTCACGCAGAGTGTAATGTTCAGACACTGTTCGACTCTGCCAGGAAGCGCTTCGTAGGCACAAAGAATGGAACTAGCCTTCCGGCGTAGTTCTCCACCAACTCTCCAGTGTGAGGGTGAACGAGCTCTCCAGTAAGATGGGCCTCCGCCAAATCAGACGGATCAATTTCATACTCCATCTCATCAGCGTCAACGAGAAGGGCTCGTGCATCGAGCACGGAGAGATTTCGAAGGATTGCTACGGCCGTGAGGAGCTCAGCATCTACATCGTCAACCCCGGCGGCGACGGAGAGCTCTCGAAACGTGAGCATTCGCAGCTCGTCCTCGCGACGGGCTGCGAGAAAGTCGATGATGCGCAAGCATAGATCAGCAGCTGGCACATCGCTCCAGCCGGTTCGCACTTCTACCTTGATATCCTCAACGCTCATGCCTCAGCCGATTCGAGTGAAATCACGGACGCTAAATGTTGTAAGATACGTCCCCGAACAAATTCGTAATCCTCAACGCCCATACAGTTCCTAATAACTGCATCAAGGAGCACAGGCTGTTCCGACCCACTGGTTCGGGAATTTGAATGTAGGTTTAGTTCTGGCTTCGAACGCATCCGCTCATCGATCGCTCTCTCCCACTCAATACTCACTTTGAACGGAGATATCGGCGCAGATAGGGCGGCAAGGCCACCACGATGATAGCGCTCATCACGCAGCGAGATAGAGCCACGACGCATTTTCTCATGCTTCAGAGAAGCTGTGGTTGTTCCAAATGCAAGCTCAACGACTGACCCCTCCGCATGATCGTGATACATTCGGGAAATCAGCGGGAACAGGTTTATAGGTTCGCCGAGGTAGTCTCTTCCGAGTTCAGCCATGAGATGAGAGCGAACTTTGTCGTGCGCATATTCACCAGCGTTCCGAAGCATTCCATGGGGGTAGTCTACCCGAACCTCTGCGATGTCTCCCTGCTCAGGCAACCAAACGATATCCAACCCTTGCACTCGTTTGTTTTTTATCCCGATAATTTCATCGTAGTTGCCCTTCGCCGCGGCCGAACCTAACGGGAAATCCTCTGGGTGGAGCTCTTCCCGAACCATCACGCTTCGGACGGAAGAGAAGATTATCGCAGTTCCAGTATCTGTCTGCGAGACGTCGATCAGAGTATGACCGAGAGGTGCGCCTCGTAGATCGTCTTCATCAACGACTATAGGAAATTTGTCGCGAAAAATGCTGTCATTCGGACGGAGATCGAAGGCCGCTTCGCGGAACTCGGACATGGTTCGGCTGTCCACGCGATAGAACCGCGAGAGCTTTTCGCCGCACAGCGTATGTTCGAACAGAGAGAGCCGGACCGGCTCGATCACGCCGGAAAAGTCGATATCCTCGTCTGCAAGCTTTTCGAGTGTGTTGTCCCATCCACGACCTCTGGAGACATCATGCTGCTCGAGAATCTTTCGCCCCACCGTCCAAGGCATCCGATCGCGCATGCTGCGCCCAAGTTCATAAATCGTTGGCATAGAATCTCCTTGGCTCCGCTTGCTAAGGAAGCCAGAAGGTCATGCGAAAGACAATCCGCGATAGCGGTAGACTTCCGGAAAATGCGCATGATCTCCGACGTGAAAGGTAAGGGCGATGTGGGGCTTGCTGTTCGAGCCGGATGAAAGAGCCTCTTCCATGGATCGAGACCGACGAAGCCGTGCTATCCTTCGCCCCTTCGGATGAAAGGGCGTCCAGATGGTCTACGGCTCCGTCGCATGCTTTCTCATAACCACGATCGCGTTCTTCGTCTTCGCCGCCAAGTACGGTCTTGGGCATCGCCCTCAGCCTCATCACCGGGAAGCGGCGCGGCGTGCTGGACTGTCAAACGGAATCGAGGCGAGCGCGCTTTTCCGGGGCCTATACTGCCCACTTGCCGCAGCATGGGCAGGCCTTGGGATCGTGCTTGCCTATGTCGCGTTCACCGCGATCCACACGCGACACCCCTCTCCTTCTGGTCATGACGATCGCTGTTGAAGTCGCCGGCATCACCGCTGCCGTGGTGGCGCATTGCTTTGAGAGGGACACCGGCATTCGCGCGCCTTGGCGCCCGGCCGCCGCCATCATTCCCTTGCCGCTCATCGGATTCGTTCTGGCACTGATGGCGTAACGCAAAAGGCCCTCGGTCGTGAGACCGAGGGCCCTGCCCGAGAGGAGGATCGGGCATTTCGTCCGGTGCCCCAGCCATAGGTTCCGGACGATCTCTGAGCTGGGATTAGGCCCCAGGATTTTTGTAGGCGAACCGGTAATCGGTGAGCCCGGCTCCGAAATCATGCCGGAGCTTGTATTCGATGCCATCGATGTCGAAGCCCACGCGCTCATCGAAGAACGGCTGTTCCTGGCCGGCCAGATAGGCGTACTGGAGGCCTCTCCCCATCGTCTGTTGCGCGCTGGCGAAGAGGAACCAGGCGGTCGTTCCGAGGGCGTCCAGGCGGTGCTCATAGACCGGCGTGATCGACCTAATTGCTTCCGGAATGACTTGGTCGATCGTCTGCGGTGTCGTCGTGCTCGATACGATCGCCTGCGCCTCGATCTCGAGGTCGGAGCCGACGAAGAGATACTGCGGCGCGATGTTGATCGGCTCGCCGTCGAGGTCCTTCTGCTTCCGGAAAGTCGTGCGGGCCGCCTTGAGCGAGGCGAGGCTCAGAGCCGCGGCCGAGCCGAGATTGCCATGGTCGGCGTGAAAGAGGCCTTTGCCGTCCGCGAGCTTCGCGTTCTCGATCACCTGCGCCCACACGATGTCGCCCTCGAGCTTGGCGGCCTTTCGGCCCCATTCCTGGACGGCGCGGGTGAAAACGCCGAGGCGATCGTTGATCAGGGTTTGACGCGTCAGCGCCATCACCCGACCGAAGGTCGCGAGGTGGAAACTCTCCTGCGATTCCCGGATGGTCCCTCGCTTGAACTCTCCATGCTCGTTCACCGGGAGAAGGTTCGGCGCCGACCCGACGTCGATGACGCGGATTTCGCGGAAGTCGCTGACGACGTTGCGGGTGGCGATCAAGTCGAACGTGTTCGGATAGCTCTGATAGCCGGAAAGGAGGGTCTGTTCCGTCACCTGGTTCAGGATGAAGGTGAAGTCCGAGGTCGAATGCATCGCCCGCTTGAGGACTTCATTCGGCGATCCGCGATCGCTCTCGCCGGAGGCTCGCAGCATCGCCCGGGCGATCTCGATCGCGGTCATGCCGCGCCATTCGCGGGCGCCTTCCGACAACTCGTCGACGACGCCCGTCCGGTGAAGAAGCGCGTTGGTCACGAGCGATCGGCGGGTGACCGTCTCGTCCTGCATGCCGCGTGTCTCGATATGCGGGAAGGAAGCAGTCCGCTCTTGCTCTTGGATCATGTGCTCTGTGATGGCGCTTCGAAACTCGGCTTCCGTCGTGCCGGCGTCGACATGGGCGCGGGTGAATTCATCGGTCATGTTGAACCGGCGTCCGAGAGCCTGGACAGTCGTGACACGGGCGCGCTCGGCGCGCGCCGCTTCGGCCGCGATCGTCTGGTTCGACGCGGGCGGGTTCTCGATCGCGCTGCGGGCGGCGGTGTCGGGATCGGCAGTCGTGGTCGTCTCTTCCGGTCGGCGGCCGGTGGCGTTTGCCTGAGGCATTTCGTTCTCCAATGCTCGGGTTGATGCCCCGGCATCGGCCGGGATGTTGACGACTGAGACCTCCAGGAGGTCCCATGCCGTGGCTCTGAAGTTCGGGGGATCGGCGTCGTCGGCTTCGTACTTCCGCACTCGATAGCCGATGGAGATTCCGAGGCGATGGCCGGCCCGGAGCGCCGAGCGCACCGGGGCCGCCCGCTCGTCGTCGAACAGGCGGATCGTCGCCACGAGCGTGTTGCTCTGGCGTTTGATCGTCTCGACGGTGCCGAGGCGATCGGCGAAGGTCCCCGCCCGATGGCTGTCCAAGAGCGCCATGCCGCCGGCGACGCGGTCGAGATTGGCGCCGCGCACGTCGAGGACTTCGTTCACCCGGCCTTCGCCCGGCATGTATCGCTCGACCGGTGCATCGGTCGCGATCACCGCCTCGAAGGTTCCGGTGTCCTCATTGTAGGTCGAAGCCGATCTGACACCCGGCAGACGGCGTGTGAGATGGTCATGAGGCATGGATCACCTCCAATTCGAGATCGACGCGGACGGAGTTGCCAGGGAGGACGCGGGCGATCCGATACTTCGGCGAGCCCGGGCGATCGGTGAGCTCGATCACGTCGCCGACGCGAACCGGGACCTCGTTGCCGGCTTCGTCGACAAGCTCGGCGCGATCGACGCTGAAGGTCATCTTCACGCCATTGGCTGTGGTGTTGAGATCGTTGCCGCGTCCTGGCCCGCGACTGCCGAACTGGACCGCCGCGTCGGCCGCCTTGCGATCGAAGACGCCCTTGGCCTCGTGCGGCTCGCGATCGGGATCACGTGCCGCCCGCCCGTTGGCCGCTGCGGCGGTCATGGGCAGGATGGTGGACGGCTCGCCATAGAGCTTGTCCACCGCGCGAGAGGCGAGCCGGTCATACTTTTCGTACTTGATCGCCATCAATGCACCCTCGCCTTCTGGATCGCGTCATCGGCGACACGGAGGGCGTGGGCATCAAGGCGATCGGCGGTTTCAATCAAGCGCACCGCCCATGCCCTCATTTCGTCGGGCGACAGGACGAGCTGGAGCGGCATGCCGTCGACCACGACGAACGTTCGCCCGAACTCGTCGATGATGGCCCCATCGACGGCAGGGATTTCGATCTCAGGCATCGGCGCGCACCTTGCCGAGGGCCCGATCGAGGGCGGCGCGGAGGATGCGGCGGATCGGGAGGATGAAGGCGTCGTCGTGCTGATACATGAGCGACACCGCTTCATCCGCAGTGTGGACGATCCAGTGCTCGTCGACCGTCACCTCGTCGGCGGCCGGGCGCCAGACGATCCAGGCAGAGTGCTCCTCATTGACGGTGAGGGCTTCGAACTCGGCGGCGGCCATCTCGACGAGCCGGCAGGCTGTCGAGACCGCGAGGCCGCATTCCACGAGATAGAGCGAAGCCTCGATCCGGATCATGTCGCCGGTCGACAGCACTCGCTCACCGTCGACGTACATCGCTTTGGCGCCCATTCGGGCGAGGTAATCACGCGTTGTCTGTTCGGCGCGACTGCGCTTTTTTGAATATTCTCGGAGGGAGAGCATTGATTTGTCCCGTTTTGGAAAGCACGGGCTATTCGTGGATCGAAAATACTTTTGAAGAAAGAGGCGATACCGGCAGCGAATATTACCGGCAATATCCAATACTGTGCATTGGTGTGCAGTCACGTCTCACTACGTCTCAGGACGTACCGCAATGACTTCTATGATTTTGCGAGTTATCCACAGAAACGAAAGGGCCGGCGGATTGCCGGCCCCTCGTCGTCGGTTTGGTGAAGGTCAGACGCCCGCCGGAGCCAAGCGCCGGACCACGTCCGCCGCGATCTCGCGAACCGGCTCATGCAGATGAGGCATCAGGCTATTGAGCGTGCGGAAGCAGACGACCTCAATGTGATCGTCCAGCATGTACGCCTCATGCAACGTCACGATGAGGCGCGCCACTGCGACGTCCAGGTTGCCCGGCTCGGCACGTCCAAGCGCCTCGATGAGCCGATCGGCCGATGCGATCTCCCGATCGATCGCGGCCTGCATGGCGATGATCTTCGGCAGGCCGACCTTTTCCATTTCGGCCTTCTGTTCGCGGCGACGGGCGATCCATTTGCGGATCGCCGCGAAGGCGTTGCGGCGCACCTCGCGCCGCCGCTCTGGCGTTCGGCAGGCGAAGTCCGCCACCTTCTTGTGGAAGCTCACCACGTCGTCGAGCGACGGGCGAATGAGGACGCGCTCCATATTGTGCTCGGGTGCGGTCCAGTCCGCCACCTGCGGATATGGTGACATGGCGCCGACGAATGAGCCGTCGGCGATGACGAACATCTCGCCTTCCGCTGCCCATTCAGGCAGGGCGAAGTGGGCAAGGTCGTGGGCTTCGTCGAGTTCGGCATAGGCGCGCTTGAGGTCGACGAAGCGCGTCATGAGCGCGGCGATCTCTGCGGAGACCTCGCTCGGCACCTGGCCTGCGCTGGCCGGCAGGGTGACGGTGGCCGCGCTCGTTGCGAGCGCGGCGAGAACGGCGCGGCGGTGGATGCGAGCGGAATTCGAATTGCTGATCATGATGGTTCTCTGTGCACGAACCGGCTTTCCACGGCCGGCGGCGCTATGCGCCTCGCCAGCGAACGGCGCTGGCGCCGGGAGTGTGGAAACCATCACAGAGAATGGCCCGACCGCTTTTACCCGTGAGGGCTCTTGCATGACGGCCGGACTCCCGACATAGTGCCGGTGTTCGCGCACCGACGATTAGATCGGCCGCGTTCTTTTCGCAGGACGGATCTTTGGCGAGATCGTTTCTGCGCTCTGTGACTGACACGCAAAGCCTTGGCGGGCTCCGTGTCGGGAGGTTCCACGCTCCACAGAGCACAATCTTCGAACATGGTTTGGATTGCAAGCCGCCCCCTCTCCGGGGCGACCGCTTGCGCTTGTCCGAAGCTGGCGTATCATCCGCTTTACCGCAGACGTCCGGCGGGCCTTCAGGGGCGAACTGCTATGCGGAGACGGGCGGGGCTGGACGCTTGCGCGCGCTTCCGGCAATGTGAGGAGAGTGGCGGACGTCCCGCCGGCTCTTCTAAACGAACCGTTATGCGGTGACGGAAAGGCAGAGTGGAAAAGAGACTTGCCGAGGAAATCGAGGCCGAAATCGAGCCTACGTTGGAACGAAGGCTCGACCTCACGGCAAGCGAAGCGGCACGAGCCGTAACCCGGCGCATTCCAAGCAATGATGAACTATCCACTTCTGATGTCGAACGGAAAATCATCGAAGCCGCCCGTGCGCGAGGCGTTCCGGTAAAAGTCGCATGACAGACAACAAATTCGTTCCTTGCTTGATCCGAATTATCAAGAGCGGGAGATTTCTGCTTGATCTTCGATTGCAAGAATTAGGCTTACGCTCTGGACAAGATCACCTCCTAATGGAGCTGGATCCAGAAGGTCAGCCAATTACCGTGTCGCGGTTGGCGGATCGTCTCGGAGTAAGACCATCGACAGTTTCGAAATCGATCGAACGTTTTGCGGATCGTGGTCTAATTCTACGAGGTGAACACAAGACTGATCAGCGACTCACCACTGTGCGTTTGACCGACACGGGGAAAGCCGCCCGGAACGAAGTTCAAACGGTCTGGACCGAATTCGAGACATATCTGCTGGACGGTTATCCAGACGATGCGGAGAAACTACGGCATTCAACGCAACGCCTGGAAGCGATCTTGAATGACAGAGTTCGGCGTCTGCGATGACCACCCTCCAATACGCATAGTTTTGTGAACACAGATTATTTCTCGCCAAAGGCGCGGCCGCTCACAGAACAACGCACCAGTGCGTCCTCTCGCAAAGCGAACTTGCACCACTAGCGCAGCTCGCGAATGACAAGCCTCAGCCTTAAAGTGGTGCCGTCTCCCCTCTCTTTCCGTGACATATTGTGTGTACGGTGTCTTTCTGCGCAGCCATTCATCGAATTTGGAGACGGCAATGCCACGCTTTTTCTTTCATGTAACCGATGCTCTCGGCCGGTCGGCGGATAATGAAGGCACCGATCTTCCCTCGGTTGAGATCGCACAGCGCGAGGCTGTTCTTCTTGCTGCGGGTGAGCTCCAGTGCCACGCCGAGCGTGTCGTCGAGAGCGGTGTTTGGGGCGTCCAGGTAGCGGACGAAAGCGGCAGGACGGTCTACGATTTTACGGCATCAGCGAGACTTGCGAGCTAGTGAGAGCGTACCGCCTGGTGCTGCCCTGAGATTTCAGGCGAGTGAACGTCGGCGCAATTTTGCGCTCAGCATGATCCGACGGCGGAAGAGGTAATCCCCCGATGGGGGAACACCCAACCCCCCAACGGGGGCGTTGAAGTCGGAAGCCGATCCGCCCATATCTGCCAGACGGTTACGGATGAAAACGCCTGAAACGGCTCGAAACCGGGAACCCGATCGCCAAAACCGGCCACTCCGATTTGCGCAGTCCTTCCAGGGGGTTACGTCGGAAATGCACCCGATTTCACGAGAACCGGCTACTCCGATCGAGGGGTGTTCAGAATGTGAACACCCATGGGGGTCCACAACATGGACCCCCTTGCCTTCGCGGAGAGTGGGGAGGGTACGCAGATTGTGCGTACCCCGGCCAACGGGCTGAATCGTCAGCCGGTCGGTAGGGTCCCCACTTTATGGGGGACCTGAAGCAATATCCGATTTTCGGACAGTGGAACGTGATTGCCAGTCACCTTATGCCGCTGGCCTCGGCGTTGGGATCGGCACCCTTTCCGCCCCGCCCGCCGACGGGCCGTTCGCGCCCTGTGCCGACGTCGGCAGCTCGCACGAGATTGCCGTGGTGTAGGCGGACGACCCGGACCATGAGTGGACGACGTTCGTTGCCCGCCAGACGCCGTCGACCAACGACCGAATCCCGTAAGCGTAAAGTTCCGCCTCGGCGCGAGCATCAGGATCTCCATCGATGACGAAATTCGCGCTGCCGGTCGCCCGGCGGAGATCGCCGACTTTCGCCTGCGCCGCCCGTTTGGCTTCGTCCTCGCCGGGGAACGGCGATCGGATCAGAAAGGTCGGGCCGTCATCGCCGGTCTCGATCTCGACGGATTTCCGTTCAGCGTCATCGCGGTCGAAGAAAGTCGCCTCGACGGTGCCGTGCCGCGGCTTGTCGCGGACGGAGACGCTGTAGCTCATCAGGTTCTTGCCGCTCGCCACGTAGATCGGCGGGAGGACGATGCCGGTCGCGGATGTTCCCTTCCCCTTCTCCGACGCGATGAGGTGCTGGTCCTTCACCGAGATCGCGCCGCCGAGCTTGGCGAAGATGCGGGTCAGGAACTCGGCCGCCTTCTCCTCGGCCTGCATTTCGTACCGGAGCGGGACCTCGGCCAGAGCGGGCGAGATGGCGGGCGTGAGCCCGATCTTGCCGGCGATCTCGCGGAACACGTCGCCATAGGTCTGGTATTCCGGCGGCTTGTACGCCTTGGGCTCCCGCTGTTTGCCCATCTCCTTCGCGGCCAGCGACTGGCATTGGACGTCGATCGTCTGCGGGTAGCCGTCGAGAGTGACCTCATCGACGACGAAGCTCCCGAAGTTGCGCTTGGCGCCGTCTCGATAACCGCCGACGATGGACAGGACCTCGCCCGTTCGAGGCGGGGCGATGATGCCCTCGTTGTCATCGATCCGGAACTGGACGGTGTCGGTACTGGCGCCGACACCGTCCGTCACGGTGAGCTCGATATTGCCGCCGGCTGTCCGATCTGTGACGACGATGCCGCCTTGCGTGGAGATCTCGAAGAACGGGATAGGCATGGTGCGCTCAGGACTCCCACGAGGCTATGCGGCCATTCAATTCGGTCGATTGAGATCGCCGATTTGCTCGTAAAAGCGCCCGACTGACCTCATCGGCCGCGCCCTTTGGATCGGTCGACCGAATGTTGAAGGTCGGGTTCCAGTGGTTCGTGGTGTTGTGCGTGTTCCCAATCGCCCCCGCCAGCGATGGCCCGCCACGCCCCGAGGATGCCCCGTCGTGCGGTTCGCGCATGAAGGCGGTCATTGGGTCGTGGTACTTCGGACTTTGGAGGATGGCGCGGGAGTCCTTTGCGTTGTGGACATATCCACGACCAAAGAGTTGCAGGATCTCCGGTCCTTTCTCGCCTACTAACCAATTGCCGGGCCGGACCGGCCCGCCGCTCGCTCTCGCCCCATCGACGGGCGGCACCATGGCGCCGATCGCCGAGCCGGCAGAGCTCGGCTTCCCCGCTCCACCCGATCGAAGCCCGCCCGTAGCCGCGCCGAGACCGGCGAGAGCCTGGCGGAGAGCGTTCGCCTTGCCGAGAGCGTTGTCGATCTGGCCGCTGTTCACCTGCACTGTGGCGGCCACGTCCAGCGCCGCCTTCATCGCCGGCCCGGCGACCGTCGCCTTGCCGGTGGCGGCGTCGATGGACGTGGTGTCGACCGTCGGGCCTGTGGCAAAGCCGAGTAGGCCTTTCATCATCGTGGCGGCTTCTGACGCCTTCGTGCTCATCGTCGAGAGCGCCTGGCCGATCGCCGCCGCTGCCGCCGCTGCCGCCGCCTCGTCGATCTTGGGCACCATCGGCACTTCGATTGGCGTCGGCGCCGGCACAGCCGCCGCGACTGGCTTCGCTGGCCGCGACCGGGGGACTGGTATGGACTTCACAAGGTCGGCGGGGGCAGAGGTCGGAAGCTCGAGCTTCGGAAGCTTCATCGTCCCCGCCATCGGAACGACCGCGTTCTCGCCGAGCCGGGCGTTCCGCCGCTGCCAATGCTCTCTCCGCGCTCGATCCAGATCTTCGACCGATTGGCCTCCAACGGCGGCCATCCGCTCACGACGACGGGCGGTATCATCGCGAATTGTCTGGTCTTCTTCCTCAGTCCGTCGACCGGTGACCACGTCGCGAACGCCAGCGAGCGCCTTGCCGGCGGGCGACACGCCCGCCAGGCCGTCGATGGTCTTGTTGACCGCGTCTCCGACGCCCTTCTCCGGCGTCTTGTCCTCAACCATGCCGAGGGCTTGCAGAACCTCCTGAGCCGTCTCGATCGTGCTGGAGACGGTGTTGATGAGATCGGCCAGCCGGGTGAACGTCTGTTCGAGGATCGTGCCTTCGCCGCCCATGCCGAGCAAGCCCGTGATCGCGCCCATGAGGTCGGTCACCGCTTGCTTCGCTTCCGCAAGCCCCTTCACGTCGAGCCTCAGCTCGAAGGCGTCGAGGCCCTTGCCGATCTCATCAATCAGCGTGCGCACGCCTCGGAGCGCCGCCTGTGCGGCCGGAAGCCCCATTGTGCCGGCATCGATCGCGAGCTCGGCAAGCGCGTTCTTCATGACTTGCCATTGAGACCAAAAGTCATCGAGCTTGAGCTTGTAAGTCCGATCCAGGCTGTCGAGCCATGAGGCTTCATTTCGAGCGAGCCCCAGATTGCGCCTGAGCTCGCCGGTCGCCTCGACCAGGCGGATCATTTCATCGGCCCATTCTTGCCCGACAAACGCTTTCAGGAAGGCTGCGCGATCGCTCTTGTCGAGGGTCTGGAGCGTGTCCAGCATCTTCATGAGGGCGCTGTTCGCGTCCTTGTCGACCAGCTCGGCGAAGTCGCCGACTGGTCCCATGACCTTTTCGAAAGCGGTGCGGTTCTTCCCGGTCAGCTCGCCAACGGTGAGGAGTTTCCCGGCCAGCGCGCCCATGCCGGTGGATGCCACTTCCGCCGGCATGCCGATGTTCAGGAGGGTCGCCCCGAGAGCGAGCGTCTCCTCCTTCGTCATGCCCAGGGTTTTGAGCGTCGCGCCGGTTCTATCCATGAAGTTGACGAGGTCTTTCTCGTCGGCGATGCCGGCGTCGGCGAGGGCGTTCGTCAGGTCCAGCGTCTGGCGAACTTGTTGCTCCGTCATGCCGAGGGCGGTCTGAAGTTTCGCGACGAAATTTCCGACCTCTTCCGCCGCCATACCGAAGGCATCGGCGCCCTTCACCGAGAGCGTGGCCGCCGCCTTCAAGTTCTCGATCTTCACGCCAGCAGCGGCGGCGCGCTCATAGGCGGCCGCGATCTCATCGATGCCGACGGCTACGTCACCGGAGACGGCGAGCGCCTTGATCTCCTCACCGAGCTTCGCGGTCGCTTCGTCAGACAGGCCTGCTTTCTGCTGGATCTTGGTGAGCGCGGACTCGAAGTCGGCTGCCTGTGTGATCGCCGACTTCACGCCGAGGGCGGCGGCGGCCGGGATGGCGATCGGCGCCATGCCGCGCGCATAGGCGAGCATGCCGGCGCTAGCGGAAGCTGCCGCCCTCTCTTGCGCGGCGAGCGACGCGGCGACTTGACGGGTTTGCGCCCCCGCCGCCGCCTGGCCGGCAGAGAAGGCGCGCAGCCCGCGCGCCTGCGGCGCTGTCATGAGTTGAACGCCTCCGCCGCGTCGGAATCCGGACGCGAGCCGATCGAGATCGTGGAGCTCGCCTTTGATGGCTTTCGCCGGGCTGGTAACCTGGTCGATCAACCTCAAGATCAATTCGGCGCTTTTTTCGGCCACCACACACGCTCCTGTTAGAACCTCATGATCTTTTCTAGACGCTTATTGACTTTTTCAGAAAGCTGAACTGGCGCTTCTCTGTGGAAAACCCGAGCCGATTCGCCTTGCACAAGCTCTTTGCGGAGCGAAGGCCCTGCGAGCCGGCGGACTGGCCCATACGTTTTGCCCGTTGAGCCGAACCGGCCGCCCGCATCGCGCGGCTGGTTCGGCTTGTTGCCGAACGTCCAGAAGGCCATTGGTGCGGTCGTGCTCTGCCCCCCGCTGGGAAGAGTCGCGAAATATCCAGAGGGCGTCGCGAAGGACCGGTCGAACACGCGGGGATTCTGCCAGACGCCTGACCGGATGGTGCCGGAGGTGAGCGTCTTCGAGCCTCGAAGCACTTTCAGGCCTCGATACTCATCGATTTTCAGACCGCCTTTGACGCCGAAGATCGCGGTCGAGAGCGACGCCTCGTCGTTCCGTTGGCGCGTCTCGCTCGCGACGTTCTTCGTGTAGCTGCCGGGGCGATAGGCGGCCTGCTTGAAGGTCTCGCGCTGCACCTGTGTCTTTACCCGGCGGCCGGCGTCGATGACGCCCTTGTGCGCCTCCCGTTTCCAGGCACCATCGGCCAGGCGCCCGGAGAGCTTTGCGAATGCCTTCAGGTTCTTCGTGTTGGCTGAAAAGGTGAGTTTCATCGGTCCTCTTCTCCATCGTCGAAAGTGTCCGGCTCGGCCTGCCCGGTCTCCAGGCGGAGCCGGAGCCGGGCCGCGCGCTCTTCGAATTCGGCCTTTGCTTCTCCGATCTTGGCACCGCCTTTCGGGATCCTCTCGTCGAGGCGGTCAATCGTGTCCGACATCGCATCGCGGATGTCGTCGAAGGTCTCGATTGCCTCGTCGAGCATGATGATCTCGCGATCCTCTTTCCTCATGCGCGCCGCGATTTCGGCGGCGCGTTGCTCGCGAAGGGCGTCCGCCGATGTCGATCCTGCCCGACGACGGATCTCCGCGAGCTGGTGGTTGTAGAACGCGTCCGCTGTCGCTTTCATCGGATAGGAATCGCGCGACGTTTTCGGCAGGGTGCCCCGCCTCGAAAGGGCCTGGAGCTGCCGCACAGAGATCTGGAGAAAGCGCGCCATCTCGGCCGCCGGCACCTCGGCGGGGATCTTGGCTTTGGGTTTGGTCATGATTGCCTCCTGGCGAAGACGAAGTGTGAACTCGGAAACTCGAAAAACTCGCGAATACTGCGCTGCGCCCGCCCCGCGGTCGGCCGCCGAGGGCCAGAAAGGACCCAACCGTGGGGGTGGGCAGGCGGTACGCCCGAACCATCACCGCGACGGCTGCACGCCCGGCGACCTCACCCGGTCGCATCGCTCACATCCTCTTTCGCCTTGCGCCGTTCGGCCAGTCGTTGCCATCGGCCAAAGTCCACAGGGATCACGGCCGCTGCCGCCCGCTTCTCTTCGCGGAACTCACACACGAGCCGTTGTCGGCGCTTCTCCATCGCCACCCTCACGCCATCGCGAAGCTCATCGATAGCGTCCGCGATTTCATCCTCGGAAAAGCCGACACGGCGCAGGCGATTTTCGTAGGTACGGGCTCGCATTTTCAGATAGGCGCGCCTCTCGCCCGCCGTCCGAAGAGACGCCCACTTCTCGACCATCGCGTCGAGCCATCCTCGGCATCTACGCGGAGTAAAAATCTTGATCGTCGCTGTCATCGCTTGCGCACCATTTTGCACAGGTCAGGAGTGTTTCGAGATCGCGAATGTCTGGAAACTGATTGGAGTCGATGCTGTCGAGAATGACCTCGTGAGAGAGGTCGCGACGCGCTTCGAGGTAGAGGCCCGCTGCTTTGGCAAAGCTCTCATCCCATTCGCGTCGTCGGTAGATCTCTTCGAACTCCGTCGCGGTTTCCTCATCGGGAAAGAGATCCCTTCGTTCGGGCCGACCCGGCCTTTCAGGGCCGGAGTCGGACACGGTCTCGACGCGTGGAGGAGGAGCACGAGATCCAGCCTCAACGTCTGCACTATGATCGTAGGGAACGAACGTCTCAGAAGATGCGTGAGGGGCGGGGCCCGATGGGGCCCGCCCCGCATCAGAGGTTCCTATCGGAGGTTCTTCAGAAGTTCGGGTGACACAGCCGTCACCCTTCTGCGACGGAGCTGTCACCCTTTTTCGACGCTGGCTGTCACCCTTTTCCTCAGAAAGGGTGACACGGGTGTCACCGTTTTGACCGTCCGAAAGGGTGACAGCGGTGTCACCCTTTTCTGTCTTTGGCTTGATGATCCACCGATAGCGGTTCGTCTGTTTCCGACCTCCCCGCGCTTCGGTTTCGAGGTGGCCTCTTTCTTCGAGCTGCCGCATCACGCGCTGGACCGTCCGATCTGTCGTCTTCGCGTCAGACGCGAGCCGGTCCACCCCGACCCACGTGCAGCCCTCATGCCGGTTCATGTACTTGGAAATGAAGATCGCGATCCGCGCGGCGATGGGAGCAAGAGCGTTATCGCCCGCGACCTGTTCGAGCCAACGACTGCGGCGAGCCTCGAAGCTGTCAGACGGCACGGCCTTGCCCTCCGACAGCTTCCGCCGCCTCGTCGATGGCGGAGGTCACCATGGCAGCACCCCCCGCTCTCGCATTCGGTGCTGAAGACCTCTGACGGCACCATCTTCGACGCTCTCGCGTAATTCTTTGCTCAAGCCCTCCGTCATGACCTGGACCGCCTTGCGAAGCCGCCGCTCCAGGTCGAATGGGTCGGAGTCGATCGTATCGACCGGGTCGGGAACGCGGTCGGCGACGGCGCGGCCGTAGTCGTACGGATTTTCAGGGGGAGCGAACGGCTCGGGAGCGTCATAGACGCGGGCGGAAACGGCGCTTTCCCCAGCGAAGTGCTCTTCGAGGTGCCCATCGATCCAGGCGACCAGAAATTCTGCTATGTCGCCGATCGTGCCATCGTGCTCGTCCCCGCCGACATTACAGAGATCGAACGCAATCCGGAGAAGTGGCCCGGCGGGTCGTCTGATGCCGACCGCGAGGGCGGCAACGCAACGCATGTCCTGCACTCTTCCTGCAAATGCGACCTTTGGCATCGGCAGGGGGCCAGCGACTTCAATATACCGATCAGCGCCGAACGGGCGTAAATGGCGCATGCCTCGCCCATCCATGTTCTGCTCGATCTTTTCCATTCGCCGAGCCCAACACGAGAGCTGGATCGCCACGATTGTGACGGCTTCGATGAGGTCGGGTGTGTCAAATTCCAGCGCCCAGGCGGGGTCTTGGTTCGTGTTCATGCAGCCCTCCCAGCATCACGCTGAGCAAGCAAACCCTCAATGAACGCGTCGACCTCGTCTTCCGCAAACCGCTCCAGGCCGTCGCCGACCTTGACCGGCCTCGGAAAGCGCGGATCGTTCTTTTCCATCTTCCAGAAGGCCGTGCGCCCGCAGCCGCCAAGCCGCTCGCGAAACGCCTGCCGCGTGATAAGTCTCCGCATGTCCGATCTCCTTCGTTCGAGTTCGGACACGGACTTTATGCATTAGAATTTGCTCGTCACCGTGGACTTTTCGTTGCCGATTTTCGCCGCGTATGGTCCACCCGGCTACGCTCAACCAATAGTGGCCGCACTCTCTTTGCGATGAGATTGATCAGCGCCTCGGATCGGGGAGGCTCTTCGTCCAATGCGGTTTTCAAAGTGACAGTCAGATATCTGAGGAGCGGGTTTTCGCGTCCTCGATCCTTCCTCGGGAGACCAAGCTCTCCCAGGCAATCAAACCAGGCAGCGCAAAGCTCGGCGATCAGCCGGCAGCTCTTGTTCGATATGTGACAGCGCGAAGCCTCAAGGAGTGGCGTTATCTGAGCCCTGTCGATCTCCTCGATCTTCATCACCCGAGCCAGATCCAATCTCAGGCGCTCCCTGCATGACCAGAGATCGGCTTTCGGTCCGATCTGCGGCTTGAACCGGGCGGCAAACGAAGCGGGAGGCTCCTGAGTGTGGCAATCGGCCAACGCTTTGGCGAAACTCTCGATCGTCGGAAACTCATCAGGCCCGAGCTCGAAATCGAGAGTGGCTTTGCTTGCCGGATCAAGAGCCGAAATCTCGCGCGCCCCTCTCTCCAAAGCGACAAGCGCATCGTCGATGTGTGCGATCGCGTCTTGCATACTTCGCATCTGGATGTCGTAGAAGTCGATCCAACCTTCAGCATGCCGTGCGAGCGCGACCTCTGTGCGCCTCACCAACTCGTCAGCCTCGATAGCGGTCAGGGTCACGCCTTTCGGCAAACTTCCCAGAATGCTTTCGCGGTCAGGCGATAGGAAATGACCTCGACGCATCACGCCACCTCGCCGCGGCGGATCGAAACGACCTTCGCCGCCTTGTTTGCGACGATCTCTTGGAGCCGCGATGCCCATTGATCCAGCGCGCGTCGTTTCTCCGGCTCATAGCGGTTTCTGTTGTAGATCCCGGCCACTCCGGCGCGGAAACCACTGATGTGATTGAGGACCGACTCGATCACGTGCGGGAGAATGCCGATCTCCGCCATCATGGTCGCCACGGTCCGCCGTATGTCATGCGGCGTCCAACGCTCGTCGACGACCTGGAGCTTCAGTCGGACGGCATGAGCGACCGCGTTGCTCTCGATTGCGGCCCCGGTGCGCGAGAAGAGAAACGCCTCCCGCTCTTCGCCTACATTGGCGAGCCGGCGCTCGACGACTTCGAGCGCTGGCGGCGATAGCGGAACAACGTGGGTGAGCCCGTTCTTCGTCCGCCCGCCGGGGATCGTCCATTCTGCGCGCTCTAGATCGATCTCGCTGGCCCGCATGCCGCAGACCTCGCCCGAGCGCTGGCCGGTCAGGAAGAGGAGCATGATGATATCCCGCATCGCAGGGCTCACAGCGGCCGCCGGCAGCGCCTTCAGGATCATCCGGACATCTTCAACCGAGAGCACTCTATCGCGCTGTGCGGCCTTCGCACGCGGCTTAACGCCAACGGCAGGCGAAACCTCGAGGTAATCCTCGTCGACCGCCCAGGCGAACATCTTCCGCACGATCGCCAGAACATGGCGCGATTGGGTGAGCTTCCCCTCCTCCACCTTGCGATCGATAATATCGATAATGTCTCGACGTTTGACCGCCATCGCCTTCATGCCGCCGATCGTCGGCCGGACGTCGACCCGCAAGGTTCGCTCGTCCTCCTTCCAGCTCCGCTTATTCCGCTTCGCGTATCGTTCGATGTAGAGGTCGGCGAGATCGTTGACTGTCATCGCCTCGCGACGGGCCCGCTTGTCGCCGGCGGGGTCGTGACCATCAGACACGGCCGCGACCGCATCGAGTGCCTTCCGTCGCGCCTTCTCGAGAGTGAGCGCTGGAAACTTACCGAGGGTGACGCGTCGCTTCTCGCCGTCACTCTCGCGCGTGTAGACCACTGTCCAAGACTTCACGCCCGTGGGCGAGACGCGGAGCACCAGACCCTTGACCACGTCGTCCCAAAAATCGGTGCGGGTCTCGACAGTGACGCTTTCGACGAACCGGCTCGTCAGATTCTTCCGTGGCAT